GGAAAGCACCGTAACCGGCGGGGGCGCCCGCGCGCCGCGCCACAGGGGCGCGACACGAACACCGCAACGGAGCATGACAAATGACCATCGCAACCGATTTCGAGATCCAGAACGACAAGGACATCCGCTACATCGGCGCCGCACACGCGGCGTCGGGTGCCGGGTACTACACCGTGCTGGAACTGCACCGCTGGCTGCAAGACCTCGCTGACGACGCGAGCAGCGCCGGCGACGACTACATGGACATCACGCGGGACACCCCCTCGGACAAGTCCTTCGACACGATCATCAACCTGATCAACGGCTTCAATCTCGACGACACCAGTGCCGAGCATATCTACGGCGGCTCGATTATTCAGGCCGGTGGCGACGTGATCTATGACGGTGTGCAGGTCGTCGCGAACGCGGGCTGTCATGTCGAGATCGTCCAGAACGGCGCGATCATCACCAACGACTTCTGGAACAGCATCCCCTTCGGTGGCAGCGCCGAGGGCACCAGCCCCGACGCGGCGAACGGCATCAGCGCGCGCTTTATGGTGAAGGTGCGCACGGGCGGGGCCGACATCGACGGGCGTAAGCTCCTGTTCCAGACCCGCGAGTGGGGCAAGACCTACTCCGAGTTCAAGGTCAACGGAACCGGGCGGGGCGTGAACGTCGTGCCGCTCACCTACGCCGATGACCTGAACAACGCCACCTTGATCGCGACCATTGCGGCCATCGCCGACATCAGCAACACCGAAGGCTACCGCGCGATTGACGTCGACAACAGCGGCACGCCGGAGAACTACTACTCCGAGTGGGACAAGGGTGCCAACAGCATCAACTCGTTCTACGAGCGCATGAAGTGGCTGACTCGGCGCGGCTCTGCCAGCACGGTCTACGGCATCAACGGCGAACTGTTCCGGGGTATCACGCACGAGATCACGACCGACACGGCGTCGGGTACGTTCTCTGCCGTCGAGGCCGTGTCGTGGAGCGGTGGCACTGGGCGCATGCTGGCGATCAACAGCACCACCGCACCCACGAAGATGTGGATTCAGCTGCTCACGGGCGTGGCCCCTACCGACAACCAGGTCATTACCGGCGGCACGTCGGCTGCGACCTGCCAGGTGAACGTCACGGTCACCGACCGCGCGCTGAGCTTCCCGTTCTGTGGCGTCTCGACCGGTTCGGCGCTCATCGGCGGCTACGGCTTCGGAGTCCAGGCGCTGGATCTGAGCGCGAACGACAAGGTGTTCGACCTGACCAACACGCTGCGCCAGGCGCCGAACTACGTCACCTTCACCGTCGGCGGGGTGGTGTCCACCGAAGACTACGTGCTGGTCGCCCCCGCAGACACCGGGGCCATCGACACCAACTTCTTCACGCTGGACGGGGCGCTCTCGGGCGCCGCGGTGACCTCTGTCGTCGTCAACGAGGCGATTCCGACGTGGTTGCCCTCCACCGGCACGATCCGCATCGCGCGGGCCAGCGGCGCGTACACGCGTCATCCGTACAGTGCCTACAACACCGGCACCAAGACCTTCACAATCACGGCGCACGACTTCAGCAGCAACGGCGCGGCTGACGATGCCAACTGCTTCCCGACTCCCATCGACAAGCTCGCGGGCGCGACCAGTGAAGCGTTCACCGGCATCTATCCGGGGGCGGATGTGGATCTCTACATCCGCGTGCGCGACGGCGGGAGCACGCCGATCAAGACCTTCGAATCGACGGGTACGCTCGGCAGTGGCGGCGGGTCGGCGACGGCAGTACGCACGTCTGACGCGTGAGGTAGCGCCCGATGGCGACTATCAGCACCAGCCAGACCTTCGACAGCGCGGCGCGCACGGCGGGCGAGGCGTTCACCATCACCTCCGGGGCGGTGTTCACCATCGACTCGGACACGCGCGATGGCAAGAACGCCGCCGCCGCGCGGGCCGGCTCGATGAGTTCGTTCACCATGACCGCCGCCTCGGGCGGGCAGGTGCTCGTGGATGGCACGAAGGTTTGGCTGATTGCCTACGACGGGCGCATCGGCACGCCGAACGTCCCGGCGCTCGGCACCATCATCCAGGGGGTGACCTCCGGCGCGTATGGCGAGCTGATGAACTGCACGTCGGCGATCAACGCCGTGCCGACAGCCGCCGGTGCCGCGATGCCGGCCACCGGCTACTTCAAGCTCAAGAGCGTCACCGGCACGTTTCAGGACAACGAGACACTGGAGATTCAGGGGTCTACCGACCTGTGCCTCGCCAACGGCATCGGGGCACGCGGCTGGATCGAAGTCGTCATGGACGATGCGGCGACCCATACCATCGGCCGCGCGCAGACTTACAAGATCACCGGCGACTGGTACGTGTCGGAAACCGTCGGCTCTGGCTCCGCGCACCAGCAGGTGCAGTTTCCCAACTATGGTGGCGCGAATTTCTTCCTGCCGGGCTGCTGGGTGGACGAGGCCGCCGACGGCAACTGGGAGTTCTGGCCGGCGTGCATCACCGGCACCGGCACCTTCTGGTCGGCGGCAAACATGCTGGCCGAGACGAAGAACAAGTTCTGCGAGTGCCTGGGCGGCGGCATCATCCGCTTTGGCGGCAACGGCACGACCGCATGGGGCAAGATCCCGACGGCCGGCGCGAAGTTCCGCATCCCGAACGTCCTGCTGAAGTCCGCAGCCACGGCTTCCCGCGCCTCGGACTCTGTTCCGCACGCGACCACGACAAGCCGCCCTGATTTTGCGATGACGAATGCCGGGTCCATCGACATTGATGGGGCCATCGGCCACTGGAACATCGTCTCCAGCCAAGCGTATTCCGTGAAGCTGAAGCGATTGGCGTTGTTCGACATATACAACATCTCTGAGACAGCGGCTCCGCTGGACTTCGACGATTGCCACAACGGCAACTACATCATCGCGCAGGATGCTGCTGCCTTTGTGTTGGCGAACAACTACGCCGGCGGAACAATCGCCAATTGCAAGTTCGGTCGGACGGGGACGATCGCCTCGGGGGACTATGGGACGAGCGTTAGCTTCTGCAACAACATCACGTTCAGCGGGTGCCACTTTCAGGGGCGCACGCTGCGTACCAACGCCGCTGGCTACACGTCCTACTTCGCATACTGCGCCGGGCTGATATTCAATGACTGCGTGACGGTGGGGAGCGGCACGTACATCTTCACTTGCACCAACACGACGATCAACGACCACCAGTACGCTGACAACTACGCCGGCATCTCGAGCGTCACGAACGCCCCACTGGGCGCTCTGATCCTGACCAACTCGAATGGCGTCCTGATCGACGGGTTCTCGTGGTACACATCGACCGCGAACCAGCACCCGGATACGTGCATCGTCTACACGTCGTTCACCCAGAATCTGAAGGTGCGCAACATCGGCGCCTTCGCGTCCAAGCTCTCGGCCGGCTCGTCGAACGCCATGCTGTATTTCTGCAACGACGCGGGCAACTCCTACAATCTGGAGTTCAAGCGCATCTACATGGACTTGATCGCGACGACGTTCTTCAACTGCGTCAACTCGACCAAGAAGGTGCAGATCGCCAACTGCGAGGGCAACGTCACGGCGTACAAGGCGCTGGCCGCCGGCGCGTTGGACATGGAGGTCAAGAACTGCGGGCTGCTCGGCACCGGGTTTGGCATCGTGCCGGCGTCGCTGCTCTCGATCTACGGCTCGATGTTCGCGCACATCTTCACGTCCTCGACCGCCGGGCGGCTGCAGTGGCTGTTCAACGAGGACTCGGCGGCGAACTCGGCCTACGTCACGAAGTCGTTCAGCACATCATCAACCGGCACGTCGGGATTCAACTCCGGCGGCGGTGTAGCGCTCATCAACTCCGGCGATTACATCATCTGCGAGTTCCCTTGGACGATCATCGGTGTCGACAGCTTCAACTCCGGCGCCGTCACGGTCACGACCTCGACCAACATGACGACCGAGTACGCCATAGACACGGGTTCGGGGTACGGCGCCTGGACGACGTTCAACTCGACCAATTTGTCTGCGGAGACGGTGGACGAAGTGGCGGGCTTTCGCATCAAGCTGCGGATCACGGCCAACGCCACCAACGCATCGAACCTCGTCACGCGCGTATCGTGTCTGACGGACAGCAACTCGGTCGCACAGGCGCTGCAGTATCCGCTCGACCTTGCTACGGTCAGCATGACGGGGTTGGCGACTGGCAGCCGGGTGAAGGCGACCAAGGTTTCCGATAGCACCCTGCTTTTCAACGGGCCGGAATCTGGCGGGGCCATCAGCTTCGAGACGGATTACATCGGCGCCATCGCGTTGGAAGCGCGCAAGGCGTCCGCCGCGCCGTTCTACAAGCCCTTCGTCACGCAGGTGACGACGGTCGCCAATACCACCGCTTCGGCGGTTGCCCTGCAGCAGCTCGACTGACATGGCCATCAGCATCAACTGGTCGACCAAGGTCATCACCATTCCGCAGGCGCACCTGACCGCGCTCGGCGGTGGCTTGTACGAGCTGGATGTCGACGTCTTCCGTCTCGCGCTCAAGGACATCGAGGACGGGGAGGACGGCATCGCCTTCCCCGACACGCACCGGCACAACACCGAGGTGACGCTGGCCGGCGTGACCTACGCGCGCACGTTCGAGATCGTCAACGGATACACGGTGACGTTCCAGGACACGGGCACCCCCTACACAGTGAAGTGCGTGGGGGCGAACCACAACATCGGGGACGTCAAGAACGTCAACCAGGTGAGCCTGATCGTGGGCAACTCGGCGGGCTTGATCACGGTCTCGTCGGGCTCCGGCCTGAGCGTGGAGCAATCCGACATGCTCGAAGCACTCGCGAAGATCCACGGGCTCGTGATCGGCGCACCGCTGACCGTTTCGACCACCTCGCGAGAGGCGGGCGGCATAGAGCAGACGATCGAAGATGCGGCCGGCGTGGTGACCGTGGAGCGCGTGGCGTGAGCCTCGACGCCCGCGCGGTCGCGCTGCAGGGCCTCGTGCCCGTGGGTGCCGGCGGTGCCGTGGTGCTGGTCACTGGCGAGCCCTCGGCCGACGTGCTTGTAGCGTTGTCCGCACACCTGGACGTCGCCCTTACGTCCGACCTCGCCGCGCCCAGGCTCTCCGCCGACAACGGCATCGCGCTCGGCGCGCACCTGCAATCCACCCAGATCACCGCGGAGACCTGCTGACCATGCGCGATATCACCCTCGTGACCGGCGATGACGTGACCCTGCTGCAGACGCTGAAGAAAGATGCCGCCACCTTCGACATGTCGGCAGCCACCGACGTGAAGAGCGTGCTGTTGGCGGCGTCTACGCGCGAGCCGCTGTTCGACCCCGTGGCACAGATCGAAGCCGGCGGCGCCGACTGGTCCGCGAGCCTGGTGGAGCACGTGTTCCCGGCGGCCACGACGGCGCTGATCACCTACACCGGCCCCGCCATCCTCGAAACGCAGGTCACGCTCTCGGGCAAGAAAAGCACCTGGTTCTCCACGAACCTGGTGATCGTGGCCGGCACCATCGAATAGCCGGCTGCAAAAAATTCTCATAATCGCCAGAAATGAGAATCCGCCCCGTGCATTCTCTGCCCGCATGAGTATCGCAAGACACAACATCTGGAATTCACCCGATGCCTGATCTGACGACGGCCGCCCGGTGGTACGAAATCAAGGCGCGCGCGGCGGCTGCAGACAAGCCCTCGATGGCCGAGATCTACGTCTACGGCAACATCGGTGACCGCTGGGACGAAAACGGCGTCATCGCCGCCGAGCTGGTGCGCGACATCGCCGCGCTCGACGTCGAGACCATCACGCTGCGCATCAACTCCTACGGCGGCAGCGCCGTCGATGGCATCGCGATCTACAACGCGCTCAAGCGCCACCGCGCCATCGTGGACGCGCACGTCGATGGCGTCGCCATTTCCTGCGCCGGCTATCTGGCCATGGCGGGCGACACGCTCACCATGGCCGCCAATGCGCAGCTGATGATCCACGCGCCCTGGACCTACGCCGCTGGCAACGCCGTCGAGCTGCGCGAGCAGGCCGATGTGCTCGACCGCTACGCCCGCGCCATGGCCTCGGCCTACGCCGGCAAGAGCGGCAAGTCCCTGGATGCGTGCCTGGCGCTGCTCGCCGACGGAAAAGACCACTGGTACTCGGCCGATGAGGCCGTGTCCGAGGGCTTCGCCGATACGGTCAGCGACCCGATGCAGGCTGCCGCATCCATTGCGCGCAGCTTCGACCTCTCCCGCTTTGTCAACCCACCGGTGGCACAGTCCGCCGCCACTGCTCAGGAGGCAAACATGCCCAGCAACACCCCGGCACCCGTCGCCGCTCCCGTCGAGTCGGCCGTTGTGCCGTTCGCCCGTACCGCCGACATGAACAAGGACGTGCTGGCGCTGTTCAGCCCGTTCATCGCCCGCGATGGGATCCAGGCCCTGCAGACCGAGGTGCTGGCAGACCCGGCGCTGAAACTCGAAGACATCCAGTCGCGGCTGCTCGCCAAGCTAGGCTCGGACGGGGCGCCGGCCAACCCCGCCGGCGCGCACCCGCGCGCCGAAGTCATCGAGGATGAGCTGGACAAGCGCAAGACCGCCGCATCCGCGGCGATCCTGGCGCGCGCCGGCATGGCCGATGACAAGACGCGCGCGGCGCTGAACGGCAACCCGTTCCGCGGCGCGAAGCTGATCGACATCGCGCGCTCCTCGCTCGAGCGCGCCGGCGTGCGCCACGCCGGCATGAGCCAGATGGAAGTCGTCGCGGCGGCATTCACGCAGGGCACGTCGGACTTCCCGATCCTGCTCGAAAATGCGATGCACAAGTCCCTGCAGTCGGCCTATGCCGTGGCGCCCCTCACCTGGTCGCGCTTCTGCGCCCGAGGTTCCGTGAGCGACTTCCGCGCCCACAACCGCTACCAGGTCGGCAGCTTCGGCAACCTGGACACCGTCAACGAGCTCGGCGAGTTCACCAACAAGGCGGTGCCGGATGGCCAGAAGGCGAGCATCGCCGCCACCACCAAGGGCAACATCATCAACCTGTCGCGCCAGGCGGTCATCAACGATGACCTGGGCGCGTTCATCGGGTTGAGTGCCAGCCTCGGACGCGCGGCAGCGCGTACCGTCGAAGCGGCGGTCTATGCCCTGCTGGCGCAGAACGCCGGCCTCGGCCCGACGGTGGGTTCCGCTCCGCTGTTCGACGCCACCCACGCCAACGTGGGCGCGGCCGGCGCGCTGTCGGTCACGACGGTCGAGGGCGCGCGCGTGCTCATGGCCTCGCAGACCGATGTGTCGGGCAATGACTACCTCGACCTGCGCCCGGCGGTGATCCTGGTGCCCATGGCCTCCGGTGGTACGGCGCGCGTGATCAACGATGCGCAATACGACCCCGACACCGCCAACAAGCTGCAGATGCCCAACCGGGTGCGCGGCCTGTTCCGCGACGTGATCGACACGCCGCGCCTGTCCGGCACGCGCTTCTACACCTTCGCCGATCCGATGGAGGCGCCGGTGCTCGAGGTGGCTTTCCTGGACGGCCAGGAAGACCCGTACCTGGAGCTGCAGAACGGCTTCGAGGTGGACGGCGCGCGCTACAAGGTGCGCCTGGACTTCGGCGTGGCCGCACTCGACTGGCGTGGCGCCACCACCCACGCCGGCGCCTGATCCAACGGAACATTGAACCCGGGCCGGCTCGCCGGCCCCAGACTCTAGGGAGCCTCAGATGGCAAACAACTACGTACAGCCCGGCGAAGTGATCGACTGGACCAACGGCGGATCGGACGTAACGGCCGGCGCCGTGGTGCGCATCGGCAAGATCCTCGGCGTTGCCCTGGTCGACATCGCCGGAAGTGCCACGGGATCGGTGCAGATCACCGGCGTCTTCGAGGTGCCCAAGGTCTCCGGCGCCGTGATCGCGCAGGGCGAGAACCTCACCTGGGACGCCTCGGCCGCCGCGTTCGACGACAACGCCGCCACGCCCGCCACGGGTGACGTGACCGGCGCGCCCGCGATCGCGTGGGAAGCGGCCGGCAACGGCGTCACCTCGTTCATGGTCAAGTTCACGGGCGTGCCGGGCACGGTGACCTGATGAGCTTTCGCGCCGCTGCGGATGCCGCGGCCACCGCCTGCCTGCGGCGGCTCGGCGAGGGCTCGGCCACGTACCAGCATGCCAGCGGCGCCGCGGTGGAGGTCGATGCCATGCTCGAAGAGGGCGCCGAAGTGCCCGACGCCTCCGGGCAGTACGTGGAGCGCACACGCGCGCTGTCCGTGCGCCGTGCCGAGCTGGCGCAGGCGGCGGTGGCGGGTGACCAGGTCACCGTGCTCGGCCAGCGCTATCGCGTGCAGCGCGTGCTGGCCGATGACGGCCTGGTCGTGCGCCTCGCGGTGGCCTGAGCATGGGCTTCCTGGATCCGGGCCCGTTGATCGTGATGCGGTTGCGCGAGCGGTTCGCTGCCGCCGGCCTCACGGCGAGCGTGGGCACCGCGGTGGATGGCGGCGCGATCGTCGAGACGCCGCAAACCGAGCCCGCGGCCTACGTGATTTTCGATGGCTACGAGCCCGCGCAGGAAGTCGGCTCCGGCCTGGTGCAGCAGATCGCGCAGCGCTGGGCGGTGATCGTCAAGCAGCGGCTCGTGAGCGGACTGAATCTCGACGACGGCGCGCCGGCCGCTGCCGACGCCGCGCCGGTCATCGATGCCGTGCTCGAAGCACTCTGCGGGTGGCGCCCCGGCACGGGATTCGACCAGCTGCGCATGGCCGAGGGGTCCGGCCCGGCGTACTCCTCGGGGTACGCGTACTACTCGCTGTTTTTCACCACGCGCACCGTCGTTCGCGGCGTGCCCTGATCAGGAGATAATCGCATGACGGACTACAGCTACATCGGCGTCGGCAAGATCCACGCCCGGATCAAGGACTCCGACGGGCCCCTGGCGTTCGTCGGCAACTGCAGCGCGCTGCGCCTGGCGATCAGCGAAGACAAGAAGCAGCTCAAGGACTACACGCAGGTCGGTGGCGGCAACTACAACGAAGTGCGCCGCATCGCCTCGTGCGAGTTCAACATGACCGTGCACGATCTCAGCGCCGCCAACCTGGCGCGCGCCGTGTTCGGCGACACCAACGCCATTACCGCGGGCAGCGTGACGGACGAGAACGTCGGCGCCGCCTATGCAGGCGGCCTGAGCGTGACGGACTACCCGATCAATACCGCCTCGAGCGTGAGCGTCGAGCATGCGCAGAACGCCGCCACCGCGCGCGCCAACAGCACCGCCTACGATGTCGACGACTACTACCTGCCGGCCGCGCCGAACGGCTATGTGTACAAGTGCACCATCGCGGGCACCAGCGCCGGCTCGCCGCCGAGCTTCGGCACCACCGTTGGTGGCACCACCGTGGATGGCACGGCAACCTTCCGCAACGTGGGCAAGGCGCTGCTGGTCGTCACGACCGACTACGACGTGAGCGCCGGCGGCATCACGCTGACCGCCGCGCCCGCGCTGTATGACGGCGAGGAGCTGGTGGTCACCTACACCAAGCTCGCCTCGCACGCGATCGAGTCGCTGCTGAACGCCTCGCAGGAATACGAGTTCTTCTTCGACGGCCTCAACGAGGCGCGAAGCGGCAAGCCCACCCTGGTGCACCTGTACCGCGTGAAGCTCGGCGCGACCGATGGCCTGGACCTGATCGGCGAGGATTACTACGCCGGTGTGCAGGCGGGCGAGGTGCTGAAGGACACCAGCAAGAACGGCACCACGGTGAGCCAGTACTTCAAGACCACCATCGCCGACTGATCCCGAGCCCCCACGGACGCCCCGCATGCAACCCGATGACCTGGATGTGATCGCCCCGCAGGGACGCGAGGTGCGCATTGGACAGCAGACCTTCACCCTCCGCCCGTTGACCATCGGCCAGATCCCGCCGTTGATGCGCGCGCTGAAGCAGGTTACCGAGACTCTCGACGGCTCGCCGATCGACGTCGGCAATCTTGGCGCCGCGCAGCTGATCACGCTGGCCGCCGATCACGGCGACACGCTCATCGACGCCGTGGTGGTTGCCACGGGGCAGCCGCTCGAGGTGATTGCCTCGGGCACGCTCGATGAGTTCGTCGACCTGTTCGCGCAGGTCGTGGAGCTCAACAGCGATTTTTTCGTCCAGCGCGTCCTGCCGCACTTCCAGGCCACGCTTCAGCGAGCGCGGGCGAAGGCAGCGACGCAGGCCCCGGCTGGACGTGGGCCGATTCCCTTGCGGCGCTGATCGCCGCCGGACATGACCGGCGCGACATCCACGGCTACACGCTCGCGCAGGTGCGCGCTTACCTGACCGCCGCCAACCGCGCCCGCGCCGCCGAGCACCGCACGCTGGCGCTGATCGCCCGCGCCGCCTGGGCCGAGGCAAAGGACTTCAAAACCTTCCTCCGCGGAATTGACGCCAGTGGCCAGTGAAACCGAACTCAAGGTCAAGATCACCGCCGAGCTGGCCAACATCAAGGCCGGCCTCGACGCGCTGCAGCGCGAGCTGAAAGACACCGGCGACGCCGGCGAGTCTGCGGGCAAGCGCATCACGGCGGGCCTCGGCGGGCTGGCCGCTTCCGCCACGCGCGCCGCTGCGGCACTGGCGGCGGCGGGCGTGGCCTTCGGCGCCGTGCTGGTCAAGAAATCCATCGATGCCGCCGACGCCACCGGCATCCTCGCCGGCAAGCTCGGCGTGACCACCGAGGCGCTTTCCCGCCTGCAGTACGCGGCCAAGCTATCGGACGTTTCCCAGGCGACCCTCGAAGCCAGCATGAAAAAGCTGGCGCGCAGCGTGACCGAGGCGGCCAGCGGCACCGGCAAGGCGGCCGATGCGTTCGCGGTGCTGCGGCTGAATGCCGACGAGCTGTTGAGGCTTCCCGCCGACGAGCAGTTCGGGCGAATCGCGGATGCCTTGAACCGGGTCCAGAACCAATCGCAGAAGGCGGCGCTCGCGCAGATGATCTACGGCCGCTCGGCCGCTGATCTGCTGCCGCTCGTGGACGAGGGCAGCGCCGGCATTGACGAGCTCGGTGACAAGCTCGAGCGCCTCGGCGGCGTGATCTCCGGCGACACCGCCACGAAGGCGATGCAGTTCAACGACAACCTGGATGATCTCGGCACGGCCGCGCAGGGCCTTGGCCTGGCCATCGCCGCCGAGCTGCTCGGCCCGCTGAACGACCTGACCGGGGATCTCGTCGAGCTGGCCCAGCAGAAGGAGACCGCGGAAGGCATTGCCTCTTTCGTGCGGGGCATCGGCACGGCCGTGGTCTGGACCGCGCAGGCGGTTGCTTCCACCGGGAATTTCCTCACCGGGCTGGGCGAGGATATCGCGGCGTTCCTCGGCGGCGCCGGCGGCGAGAAGACGCTGGAAGAGCTGTACGAGCGGCTGACCGATCTGCAGTTGCGCCGCTCGCAGGCAAACCCGCGCCGCCCCGACGTGATAGCCCAGATCGACGCCGAGCTCGAAAAGGTCTACGGGCTGATCAACCTCTACGAGGACCTCGAAGAGACGCAGAAGGCGGGCGGTGCTGCCGCCGAGAAGACGGCCGAGACGCGCGAGGACGCCGCCGACAGCGCCGATGAGCAGGCGATCAGCGAAGAAGAGGTAGCCGCCGCGCTGCGCGCCGGTGCGCGTGCAAGCGAAGAGGCTGCGCGCGCCGCCGAGCAGCGCCAGAAGGCCATCAGCGATCTGATCGCCAAGCTGGAAGAAGAAGTCGCCACCCACGGCAAGGCCGAGAGTGCCACGGTCGATTACCAGCTCGCGCAGCTCGGCGCCACGCAAGCCGAGCGCGAGCGGGCTGGCGCGCTGGCCGACACCCTCGCCAAGCTGAAGGAAAAGGAAGCCGCCGAGAAGCGCGTCAAGGACCAGCTGCCCGATGTGCAGAACGAGTTGCTGCGCCTGCAGGGCAACGACGCGCAGGCTATCGAGAACCAGCTGCGCGAGCGCTTCGCCCAGCTGATCGCCGACCTCCAGCTGCTGGGAAATGCCGCGGGTGTGGAGATCGTCGAGAAGCTCATCAACCTGAGCGTTGCCGATGCCCGGCTCAACGAGCTCAAGGCGCGCATCGCCGAGGTGGCCGGCGCATTCGACCAGGCGCAGCAGAACGCCGCCAACCGCGTGGTCACCGGAGACCAGAGCGGCGGCGCCGCGCGCAACGACGTGGGCGTGGCAGGAGATGCCGCCATCGCGCAACTGCGGGCCTACCGCACCGAGCTCGAGCTGCTGGCCAGCCAGGGTGCGCCGGGTGCCGTCGAGGCGCTGGACAGCCTCGACGACAAGATGCAGGACATCGCCGCCCAAAGCGCCGGCGGACTGACCCGGGCGATTCAGGATCTGCGCAAGGAGCTGGCGCAGATGCAGGAGGACTTTGCCGGTGACGCCATCGGCGCGCTGCGCGACGGATTGACCGGCCTGTTCTACGACCTCGCCGAGGGCAGCAAGTCCGCGAAGGACGCCCTGAAGGACTTCGCCCGCGGCTTTGCCCTGGCGATGGTCGAGATTGCCGCGCGCGCCCTGGCGACCATGCTCGTCCTGCAGCTGCTCGACGCCCTGTTTCCCGGCGCCGGGAAGCTGGCCGCCGCCTCGGGCAACCTCGCGGCCGGCGTGAAGCACACCGGCGGCATTGCAGGGCAGGGCGGCACGTCGCGCCAGGTCCCCGGCTGGCTGTTCGCGGGTGCGGCGCGCTACCACACGGGCGGCATCGCGGGCGCGCTCCCGCTCAAGCCCGGCGAGGTGCCCGCGATCCTCCAGGCCGGCGAGGAAGTGATCACGCAACAGGACCCGCGGCACACCGTCAACGGCGGCGGCACGGGCGGGGGCGGCGTGCAGAACGTGCGCATCAACCTGCTCGACGACCGATCGAACGTCGGCGACTACATGAGCAGCGCCGACGGCGAGCGCGTGTTGCTGGAAACCCTCGAGCGCAACGCCATGCGCGCGCGCACCGTGCTGGGGATGGGCTGACCGATGCCGACCCTGTGGCCCTATCAACCGAACGGCCCGGTGCTCGAGCGCCTGGAGTGGCTGACCGACGTGCTCGAATCCTCCAGCGGCGTCGAGCAACGCATCGCGCAGCGCCGCTACCCGCGCCGCTTCTTCGAATTCGACGTCCTGCTCGACGGCGCAATGGCCCGCACCGCCGAGAACCTGATCGCCGGCAATCAGGACGGCGAATGGTACCTGCCCGTGTGGATGGACGCCGAGCGCCTCGCCGCATCGCTGAGCGCGGGCGCGACAAGCGTGCCCGCTGGCGGCAGCGTGCGCGACTACGCCGCCGGCAACCTCCTGCTGCTGATGGGCAACACCGGCGCCTCGAACGAAGGCGTCACGGTGAGCGCCTCAGGTGCCAGCGCCGTGACACTCTCCACCCCGACCGCCGCCACATGGCCCGCCGGCAGCACCGTGGCCCCGCTGCGCACCGCGCGCCTGTTCCCGAGCCTGAGCATGGCGCGGTTCACCGGCGCGAGCCTCTACGGGCGCCTGCGCTGGCAATGCGTGGACGCGACCGACTGGACCGCCGCGAGCGGCGAGACCCTTTACCGCAGCTACCCGGTCATGACGCACCGCACGAATTGGGACCAGGACCCGACGCGCGAATACACGCGCAGCCTCGCGGTTGTCGACTCGGGCAAGGGCACCCCGCGGTGGTTCGAGATCGCCGCCACCCCGGTCGCCGTGCAGAACCACCGATGGCTGTGCGACGGGCGCGCCGAGATCGACACCTTGCGCCAGTGGCTATTCGCCCGCCGCGGGCGCCTCGCCTGTTTTTGGCAGCCGAGCTGGGCGCGCGACCTCGCGGTGCAGGCGACCATCGGCGCGAGCGACACCACCATCGACGTCGAGGCGTGCGGGTACACCACGTACATCGCCCAGGCCATCGGGCGGCGCGACATTCGCATCGAGCTGGTCGACGGGACCACCTACTACCGCCGCATCACCGCGAGCGCCGTGATCGACGCCGACACCGAGCGCCTGACCATCAGCAGCGCCCTCGGCGCGAGCGTGAGCCCCGCGAACATCTACGCCGTCAGCTTCATGCACCTGGCACGCCTGGACGCCGACGCCGTCGAGATCGCCTGGCACCGCTGGGACGTCGCCGAGGCGGTGTTCGCCACGCGAGGGATCCGCAATGACCTATGAAGCCAACGAGATCAGCCACCAGAACGGCGAGCCGATCGAGCTTTACACCTTCACGCGCGGCGGCGTGGTGATCGGGCGCTACACCAGCAACGACGAGGCCGTGACCGTGGGCGGCTACACCTATTCGACCTGGCCCGGCGGCATCAAGCGCGCCGAGGTGATCGTGACGACCGAGCAAGGCCGATCAAGCCTGCGCCTGACCGTGGCGCGCGACTTTCCGATTGCCGAACTGGTCCACCTTCGCCCGCGCACCGGGATCGTCGGCGTGACCGTGCAGCGCTACCACCGCGCCGACGCGGCGAGCCTGATCGCATTCTGGCCCGGCGGGCGCGTGCTCATGGCCAAGCGCACGCGCACGGGCATGCGCGAACTGATCTGCGAGCCGCGCAGCGTGAGCTACCAGCGCAACGGCCTGACCCGCAAGTGCGGGCGCAACTGCCAGCACACCCTCTATGGGCCGCGCTGCCGGCTCACGCAGGCCGATTGGGGCTACGCGACCACCATCGCCGCGATCAGCGGCAACTTGCTGACCGTCGCTGCCGTGGAATCCGGCATGCCCTACACCGGCGGCATTGTCGAGCGCGTGAGCGGCGGTATCACCGACGTCGCCTACATCGTCGAAGCAAGCGGAACCGCCCTTACGCTGGACATCGCATTTTATGGCGCCGCCGTGAGCGACGCCGTGACGATCTACCCCGGTTGCGACTGGACGATGAGCACATGCGACACCGTGTTTGCCAACTCGGCGAACTACGGTGGGCGGCTGAATATCCCGAGTAAAAACCCCGTCACCGAATCGGCGTTCAACTGATATGCAATTTCTAGCCTATCTCGCCGTCCTGGTCATCGGATCGCTGATCGCGGTCGCACTCGCCCCGAAACCCCCGAAGCAAAAGGCCCCGACGCTCGAGGATTTCGACCTTCCGACCGCCGAGGAAGGCCGCGCCATCCCGTGGATCTTCGGCACCTACAAAATCACCGACCCGAATTTCATCTGGTACGGCGACCTCGAGGTGCGCACCAAAACGAAGGACAAGGTAAAGACCCGCCTCTACCGCATGGGCACGCAGCAGGAGTTCTGCATCAGCCCGGTCGACGCTCTGGTTGCGCTCGAGTACGGCGGCAAGGACTGCGGCATCACCGAGGTTACGTCGAGCCAGCAGATCAGCATCAACCTGCCTAACCTGTTCGGCGGGCGCGACAAGGAAGGGGGCATCGACGGCGACTTCGACGTGTGCTTCGGCGAGCCGACGCAGGCCGTCAACGACTACCTGCTCGCGCAGATCGGCGCACCGCTTTCCGCCTTCCGCGACTCGCTGACCCTCGTCGGGCGCAAACCGAGCTGGGTGGCGAACTCGACCTACATCAAGCCGCTCCTGCCCACCGTGCGCTGCATCGAGGCGGGGTGGGAGGACGGCACGTGCTGGTACCCGGAAACGGCGGGCATACCCGACGACAGCATCAGCTCGACGATGGCCTTCGACGAGTGGATTGATGTCTCGATTGAAAAGGACGGGTTGTGGCTGCGGATTTACATCAACGGTCAATTCAGCAACGAGGTCGAGCTGCCCTACAACCCCACCGGCCCCGTTGACCCCGCCGGGTGGATGATCGGGCGATACACATATTCCGGCGGCGACACACCGGCCTTTTTTTACGGCTTGATCGACCGCTTCGTGGTGACGCGTGCCGCGAAATACGGCGGAACCTCATTTACCCCTAGCACCGACACCCCCGGCCCATCCGACCCGTTCTGGGACGATGTGGTAATCGCACTGGACCTGAGCGGCAGCGAAGGGTCGACAACGATCACGGACATCAAGGGGCTGAGCACGTGGACCGCATGGGGCGGCGCGCATATCACCACCTCCGACGGCGTGACGGGCGGGTCGTGCCTGTCGCTGGACGGGGCCGGCGATTACCTTTCATGCCCGATCAACGCGTACAACAGCATAACCTCCGACTGGACCGTTGACGTATGCGTAAAGATGCCCGTTGGAGCTGTGCCTACTGGTGAAATATGGACCTACGGGCAAGTAGAAGCCGCAAGCCACGGGCACGGCCTGGCGGGCAATGTGTCGGCCGGCGAAATCTGGATGCGCGGCTTCGTCGGGGCAAACCCGCCGAGCCTGCTCCCGATAGGGATCGTGGACTCTATCGAAACGGCGCCGCCCGTGTGGGACATGAACCCCGCGCACATTATTTACAAGTGCCTGACCAGCACCGACCAAGGCGCAGGCGAACCGAGCGCGACAATCGATGACGCGAACTTTCGTGCGGCCGCGCTGACCTTCTACACCGAGCGACTCGGCCTGAGCCTTCAGTGGCGCAACGAAGGGTCGATCCGCGACTTCCTCGCGGAAGTATGCACGCACGCCGGCGCCGTGCTCACGCTTGACCCGAGCACCGGCCTGACGCAGATCATCCCGCTGCGCGACGACTACGCCGTGGACGAACTGGACCTCTACACCGAGGACCATATCCTCGAGGTCGTCGAGTGGCAGGACGCCGCCGACGGCGAGGCCGTGAACGAGGTCACGGTCGAATACCGCAAGCGCGACGGCAGCAAGGGCACCGCAACGTGGGTCAACCGCGCCAGCGTGCAGGAGCAAGGCGTCAGCCACGCGACGCTGAGCTTTCCAGGTATCACGACGCACGCCCTCGCGCGCCGCATCGCCAAGCGCGAATGCCTGCAACGCTCGAGCAACCTGAGCCGCGGCAAGCTCAAGGTCAACCGCAACACCTGGGACAAGCTGCCCGGGCGCGTGTTCCGCTTTTCGCACGGGCCGGAAGCCATCGCCGAGACCGTCGTGCGCGTGATCGACATCGACCTCGGCACGCTGACCGACGGCGAGATCACCATCACCGTCGTGCAGGACACATTCAGCCTCGACGATGCGATCACCGACGTCGGAGACCCCGGCGGTGGCTGGACCGCACCGGACACCGACCCCGCTGCCATCAGTACGCAGGACATTATCGAGGCCCCGTTCTGGACGCTGGTCGGCGACCTCGGCGCGGCCAACGCCGCCGCGCTGGGGGTAGACGCCGGCTATCTCATTTCGCTGGCCGTGAAGTCGAGCGCCGTCGCCGAGGGCTACAACCGCTGGACGCGCATCAGCCCCGACGACTACGCCGAGACCGGCGAGGCCATCGACTTCGCGCCGAGCGCCACACTGACAGCCTCGCTGGACCGGTCGACCTATATCGGCATTGCCCTGAGCGGCGGCACCAACCTGGACCTCGTCGAAGCCGGCTGGATCGCCATGATCGGCACCGGCACGGCCGCAGAGTTTTGCTACGTGCTTTCCGTCGACGCCGTCACCAACGAGACCATCATATACCGCGGGCGATTCGACACCACGCCGCAGGAACACGCCGCCGGAACGCGCGTGTGGTTCCTCGACGGCGACGCCCCGGACTGGCCGCGCGATCCGACGCAATGGGCCGACGGCGACGCCGTGAACGTGAAGCTGCAACCGATCACCGGCGGCGGCGTGCTGGCCCTCGCCAGCGCCAGCGCCATGACCGGAACGCTCGATTCACGCCAGGTGCGCCCGTATCCGCCCGGCAACGTCGAAATAAACGGCGACGGGCACCCGACGATATTGGCCGGGGCGCTCGCCGTCACTTGGGCACACCGTGACCGCTTGGTGCAGGGCTACTCGCACATAGACCAGTACGACCCGACCGACTACGGGCCAGAGGCCGGCACGACCTACAACGCCTACGCCTACGACGACGCCGACGACACGCTGCTCGACAGCGACACAGGCATCAGCGGCGCCACCTGGACGCCGACGATCACGACGAGCTGCACGGCGCGCATCGAAATCGAATCGGTGCGCGACGGCTACGTGAGCTGGCAGCGCCAGGTGCGCGCCTTCCTGTATTTCACCACGTCGGGGCTGTTGACCGAGGCCGGCGACTACCTGCTGGCCGAGGCCGGCGACTACCTGATCACGGAGACCTGAGCCCATGACCGCGAAGAAAATCAGCGAACTGGCCGCCGCGAGCGCGCTCGCCGGCACCGAGACTCTGCCCGTCGTGCAAGGCGGGACCACCAAAGCGGCAACCGCGCAGCAAATCGCCGACCTGGTGAGCCTGGGCAGCTACGCGACGCAATCCTACGTCGACGCCGCGCTCGCGGGACTGAGCTGGAAGCAGGCGGTACGCGCGGCAACGACCGCCGCGCTCACGCTGGCAACCGACCTCGAGAACGGCGACACGCTCGACGGGGTCACGCTAGTGACCGGCGACCGCGTCCTGGTGAAGGACCAGAGCAGCGGCGCCGAGAACGGCATCTACACCGTCGCGGCAACCGGGGCGCCGACTCGCGCAAGCGACGCCAACAGCGGCGCCGAGTTGGTCAACGCTTCGGTCTACGTGAGCGAGGGTACCGCCAACGCCGACACGCAATGGACGTGCACCACTAACGCAACGATCACCGTGGGCAGCACCGCGCTCGCCTGGGCGCAACTGTCATCGGGCGGTGGGTCCGACGCATCCGTGACCACCTACACCCCTGCCGACGCGACAGACTGGAATTCGAGCGCCGATCCCGGCAACGTCGACGACGCTCTCGATCAACTCGCCGACCGCGTAACCACGCTTGAAGCGGGCGGCGGCGGTGGCGGCGGATCGACCGGCAAGCAACTGATCGGCGTTGTGGCATCGGCTATGACACCGCGACAGACGGGTGGCTGCGCTAACCATGCGTGGCTCGTTGCGGCGGTCAATTACCCCGACGTGCCTTATCTCGCGTTCGACCCGAGCAACGCCGAAGGCGCGCTGTTCGCCATCCCGATGCCCAAGTCGTGGGACGAGGGCACACTGACCTTCGAGGTGATCTGGACCCACCCCGCGACGACCACGAACTTTGGCGTCACGTGGTACTTGCGCGCGGTGGCTGTCTCGGACGGCGACGCGCTCGCGGCGACCTTCGGCACCGCCGTAAAAGTGACCGACACCGGAGGCACTACCAGCACGCAGTACATCACGGCGGAATCTACCGCTGTGACGGTTGCGGGCACGCCCGCAGCGAAGGACACCGTTTTCTTCGAGATCGGCCGCGATCCGACCGATGGCAGCGACAACATGGCGGTCGACGCCTACCTGATCGGCGTGCGCGTCTACTTCACCACCGACGCAAGTAACGAGGCATAAGCGATGCACACGGCGAACATGCACGCCGCCGTCAACGGGCTGGCGCGGTGGCAGCCGGCAGACCCCCATTGGGCGAACGTGGTTCTGCTGCTGCGCGGCAACGGCGCGCAAAACGGCACCACTATCGTTGACTCAAGCCCGTATGCCCACACGCTGACTAACTACGGCAACGTGCGACTCGACCGCAACCTGCCGCCCCCTGGCGCGGCCCGCCCCTACAGTGCCGACGTGGCCTCGATGTATTTCGACGGCACGGGCGACGGCGTGTCGGCTGCCGCACATTCCGCCTTCGCGTGGAACGGCGCCGACTGGACCGTGGAAGGGTTTGCTTACATGCAAACGACCGGGGACCGATGCGCATTCGACAACCGCAATGGGAGCAATACCGGGTGCGGGATTTATCTGAGCCTGAGTGCTGGCACGCACAAGCTGGGGTATGCGAGCAACGCCGCTGTGTTGGCCACCAGTAGCAACAGCATCCCAAACCAAGCATGGACGCATTGGGCCGTGACGCGCGCCGCAGACACGGTGCGCGGGTATCTGGCCGGATCTAAGGGGTTTGAGTACACCGACACGCGCACCTTTGCGTCGAGCGGCGTCGTCCCATTTGTCGGGTGCACGTACAGTCAGGGGCAGGGCTTTCTCGGTTCGCTCGACGAAGTGCGGCTCACGAAGGGGGTGGCGCGCTACACCGGCGCCAGCTTCACGCCCCCGACGATGGCGTTTCCGAATTTCTGAGCACCCCGGTGGCACGAGAGTGGCACACGCCCGCGCGGGCATGACCAGAAACCCCGGGAATTACCGCGCGGGATCCGCTTCGTCGGTCCACTCCATCATCGGCGCAACACAAAATCTGTGGCTCCCGTAAGCCGTTGATTCTGCGCTAAGTTCCTGTCCCGCCTGCACTTCCTGCCTCGCGCATCTTTCCAGCTTTCCCCGCTTTTGCCATCCTTCGCCCACTTTGACCCGCTGCCAGTGCCACATCCCGTGCCACACGGCGGCGTGTGCCACCGGGGGCGAGCATGGCGACCATCCAGACCCGCAAGCGCAAGGACGGCAGCGTGGGCTACACCGCACGCATCCGCATCAAGCGCGCGGGCGTGATCGTACACGAGGAGGCCAAGACCTTCGACGGGCGCCGATACAAGCGCCGGGACGTGGAGCGCTGGGCATCGGCTCGGGAGCACGAGCTGAGCGCGCCCGATGCCGTGCTCGGGCCGCAGTCGAGCCTGACCCTCGGGCAGGCGGTCGCGCGCTACTGCCGGGAGTACCCCGGATGGGGGCGCAGCAAGACGGCCGACCTGGCGCGGCTCCAGTCCGCGCGCATCGCCAGCCTGCCGATCGTGCTGATCCGCGCGCAGCACCTGATCGACCATGTGCGGCTGCGGCGCGAGACCGTGGGGCCGGCCACGGCGGGCAATGACCTGATCTGGCTGCGGGTGCTGTACAAGGTGGCGGCGCGCGCGTGGCGCGTCCCGGTGGCTGTGCAGGTGGTCGACGATGCCGTGGCGCACTGCCGCGAGCAGCGGCTCATCGGACGGGCCAGGCAGCGCGACAGGCGGCCTACGCTGGGCGAACTCACGCGGCTGATCGAGTGGTGGCAGCGCGGCGACGGGCGCCTGCGCCTGCCGATGGATGAGATCGTGCTGTTCGCGATCTTCTCGGCGCGCCGGCAGGAGGAGATCTGCGCGCTGCGGCGCGAGGACTACGACGCCGCGCGGGCGACCATCCTGGTGCGCGATGCCAAGCACCCGCGCGACCCGCACTACAGCGTGCGCGTGTCGCTCACGCCCGAGGCGGTGGCGGTGCTCGAGCGCCAGCCCGCGGGGGAGTTGTTCTTCCCGGCCAACGGACGGTCAGTGCAGGCGGCTTTCGCGCGGGCCTGCAAGATGCTCGGGATCGAGGATCTGCACTTCCACGATTTGCGGCACGAGGCCGCGTCACGGCTAGCGGAACTGGGCTGGACGATCCCGCAGATGGCGGCGGTCACGGGGCACCGGACGTGGGCCAACCTGCAGCGCTACACGCACCTGGCGGGGCCGGAGCCGGTGGATAAGTATGCGGGGTGGCGGTTCAGGCCGACGTTAGCGCCCGCCTGATCCCCTCGGACACATTCCCGCCGCCAAGCTCGGCAGCGCGCGCCAGGCTGGCTGAGTCGAGGTAGACATTGACCCGCCGGCCTCCGTCCAACTCGGCGGGCCGCCCACCGCGACCGCGGGCCTCCTCCAGCGCCGCCCACGCCTTGCGCTGGTCAAGGGTGCGCATACCCCCCGCGCCAAGCTGCACGAGCTGCTGCGTGCGCTCCACGACCGCCAGCGCGCCCGTGTCGCCGCCACGGCTGATGGTGCCTAGCATGGTCATGCCGGGAGGGCATGCCGCCTGATACAGCCGCCAGCCGCCGCCGAGGGCGACGGTGAGACGGGCGCGGTTGGGTGAGGGGCTCATTTCGCCGCCCTGCGAGCGGCAGCAGTGCCGATCTCCAGCAGTCGGCGAAAAGTCTTGTCCTCCGGATGCGCGTCGTACACCGCGTACTCGGCAGCCTCGTCAGCCTCCTGGGTGTCGAGCAGGCCCATCGCCTGGAGCGTCAGGCGGGCGCGCCACTGTGCCGCTGAGCGTCGGGCTGCATCGTAGGACGTGGCGGACCGGCTGGTGCTCGGCCCGTCGAGCTTGCCGCTGTAGTACGGGCCGTAGAGGGTCCACGAGGTGCCTGCGCCGTGGATGGTGATGGCGCCTTGGGTGGCGCGGATTGCTGCGGTCTTGCTGAGCTTGGTCATGGTCCTATCTCCGCCCCTGATCCCGCGAGGCGCCGGCATGTCTCGGTGACATGGTTAGTATTATACACACGTATCATCAGAGTGCAAGGGTGCCGCGAAAATTCTCACGCAGCCCCTCTCACCGCCTGCCACCGCTCCCGCGCCTGCTCGGCCTCGGCGTCGATGAGGGCCGCGAGGTCGGCGGCGCGCACATGCCAGGGCGCATTGCGGGCCGTCTTGTACGCCGGCAGCGGCAGGGCGGCGGCGGCTGCGCGCTCCTTGGCGACCTTCTCGCCGATGCCCAGGTAGCGCTCGCAGATACGCTCCAGCGGGATCTCAGCGGTGCCGTACTCGGCGATGATGGCCTTGAGGGTCGACACGGCTCTACCCCCCCTCGCCCTTGCGGGCTTCATGCCAGTCTATGTGTAGTTGCCTTGCGTCAAATTCATCCCGTTGGTCGATGAAAACAGCCGCCCCGCACAGTTTGCATGTGACGATGCTTACCGCCTCGCCTTCATCGTCTGTGATGACTGCGGCACCGGTAAATCCCACTGACCTATTCATTGTTCTCCCCCTCGCCCTTGCGGGCTGCGTCTATGGCGGCGATCACTTCATCGGTTTCATGAATCGGGCGCGTTTGCTCCCGGTGGTACTTCAGCGCCTTATAGGCTTGATCGAGCAGCACCATGCACGCCGCAAGCTCGGCGCACAGGCGCTCAACCTCCTCCGCGTGATCTTCGTAGGCCATCCAATAGCCCGCAGGATCAAGCTCCAGTCCGAGATTAGGAATGCACTGCCCCTGCACTAACGTGAACCTATCCATCACTCCCCCTCGCCCTTGCGGGCTGCGTCGATCACGATGTCGAAGGTCTCGCCGGGACCGAATTGAGTATTACCTCCGCGCAGCACAATCGACCCACGAAACGTCGAGCCATCGGGCCGAGTCCAAAGAGTATGGTCTTTGAAAATCTCTATCCCGCGCAGCGTCTTCAACCACCGATACCGCTCCGCATCCTCGCGGTAAGCCGCAACCTCGGCGCGGAGACGCTCAACCTCGGCGCGTAGGGCTATGACGGCGGGGGCGTCCAGTCATGGTCACAAACACAATCCGCCTCGCAGCGGGCGAAACACTTGCAGGTCATCTCCGCGCACTCCCTTCAAGCGTGATCGTCCCCGGCACATACGACGGAATGTCCTGCTCCTCCGGCTCCGGCGTCATCGCCCAGAAGGCCGCCAGGGTGAGCGTGAAGCCGATGGCGAAGCCGATGAGGTTGTTCATTTGCGCTCAATCTCCGGAGCCAGCCCGAAAGAGGCGATGAAGGATGATGCCGACGGCAACGCCGATGAGGAAACCGATCAGGGCGTTCATGCGGCCTCCGGGTGCGGCGGGAGGTGTGCCCAGTGGGTCACGCCGCCCTCGATCAGGTCCGCGTTCAGGTAGCGCCAGTCGTCGGCGTCACGGAATCCCGTCCATACCTCCCCGTCGTCGAACGCGAGCAGGACGGTGATGTCGTCGTCCGGAAGCCCGTCGCTGCACTTTGTCCAGGTGATGGTGCTCATGCTCTCCACTCCCTCCACCCATCCGCCGCCGTCCAGGTCATCAGCGGCGCCGTGTCGCCGGGGGCGATGATGCGGGCGCGGATGCGGTGGCTGTCCGACTCCATCAGCAGGTACGCCGCGCGCAGCTGCACGTTGTCGAGCGTGGCGGCGGTGTGCTCGAAAGACATCACCCGCCGCCAGCCGCCGGAGTCGTTTACCTCGATGTGCAGGATGTTCATCGGCGCTCCTTGTTGTAGACCGCATCAAGCCACAGGCTGTACTCGCTCATGTCGCCCATCAGCTTGCGGCGGCTGTCGGCGAGGCGCGTGGCTTCGACGTGGCCGCAGTCGATGCAGGCCAGCAGGAATTCACTCAGCGCCTCGCGTGCCTCGTCCAGCTTGCGGGCACACTTTCGCGCGGCGGCGGTGCGCCTTGCCTCGGCGCGCGCCTGGGCCTTGCGATCGCGGTCGCTGAGCCAATCGTCGCCGGCCATCGCCAGTTGGGCGCTCACGCCTCACCTCCCGGCAACGCCTGCTGTTGCGCGACAACCGGGATGAATCCCGTGTCGGTCATCTGGCCGCTCACGCGCATGAAGTCCACTTCGACTTTCGCGCTGTTGATGACCGTCTGCCCGGCCTCGATCAGCAGCTTCGCGCGGTCGAGGTCGAGCGTCGTGTCGGTGTCGTCGCGCAGCCGTTTCATGAGGTGGTCGAGGTGATCGCGCAGATCGTCCATGCTCATCCGGGGCTTCATCGGGCGGACTCCTTCTTGGCGACGGCGCTTTTCAGGCGACCGAGCAGGCGCATGTTGTGCTTGATTTCGAGCGGGTAGCGGTGAATGGTGTTGCGGCGGATCATCTCCTGGCGGCTCACCAGCTCCAGCGCGTCCAGGGTGATCTCCTCGAACACGATGCTCTTGCGCCCGGGCCGGAACGCCACCACGTGGTTCGGCGGGATCGGGCCGTGCGTGGCCTCCCACACCATGCGGTGCACCGCGATCCAGTCGCGGCGGGTGCAGCCGGTGTCGGTCATCTTCTGTTCGAGGTAGCCGCCGTTCACGTCCTGGCGCACGCGGTAGGTGCCGACGGGTTTCCATGTGTGCGGGATCCGCCCCGGCTTGAAGCGCGTTTCGGCGCTGCGGCCACCGGCGATGTAGCGCTGGCCCTTGTTCCAGGTGGTGTGCCCGGGCTGGAAGCGTGTCGCGGCGCCGCGGCCGTCACCGGCACGCCCGCCGAGGCCTGCGGCGAAGTAGGTGCCGGACTTGCGCAGGCCGAGCTTGTAGGCCACGGAGTACACGGTCTTGACGCTGCGGCCGATGCGCGCGGCCAGCTCGGCGGTGGGCGTGTCGGCGTAGTGGGCGCGCAGCAGGTCGCGCTCGGCGTCGGTCCAGGGGCGTCGCTTCATCGCAGGAACCCCACACCCGGCACCCGCCCGGTGGCGATCGCGTGCGCTGCCAGCGCGGCGCTGTGCTCGTCCACCCCGTGCGCCACCAGGGCCTCGGCAGCGGCGCGCTGGCGGCGCTTGTGGTAGGCCAGTGCATCGGGGCCGGTCTCGCGCAGGTCGGGGCGCGTGGGCGGCGGTGGGGGCTGTGGCGTGTACTTGTGCAGCACCGGCTCGCCGGCGCGGCGCTTCTCGGCGGCGGCGTAGCCCGCGATGCCGGCGGCCTGGCGCGTGGCGCGGGAGATCGCCGGATCGCGGCGCAGGCGCAGCTTGTGCGCGCGGACCTTCAGCGCCGGCACCGTGCGGCCCACCAGGAAGCTGAGCGAGACGAGCGGCATCGTCGGGAAGTGCTCGATCAGCAGCGCGTCAAGCTCCGGCGTCCAGCGCGCGATGGGTCCGCGCGGACTCATGTGGGCGCCCTCAGTCCGGCCAGTAGCTCGTGCTCGGTGAGCCAGCAGTAGCCGACCAAAGGGGGCAGCAGCGCGTCGTCAGATTCGCTCCGCCAGCCGTCGGTATCGGCCACGTAAAGCCCTTCGGCCACAAACCAGCAGCCGTCGTCCTTGTCCTGCAGCGCGATCAGCGCCACGGTGCCGAGTGGTGCCTGCTCGGTATGCGGACGCCAGCGCACGATGGTAAGCGGGCCGATCGGCAGCGGCTCGACGCGCTCGCCGTTCATGGTCCAGCCGGGCGGGGCAGGGGGTGGGCCCGGCATGCCTACACCCGCCCTTCCAGCAGCAGCCCAACCTCACCCATGCCCTCGGCGATCTGCGCGGTGATGTCGGCCAGCGCGGTTTCGTTGACCTTGTGCGGGCGCATCAGGTCGTACCACATGCGCAGCTGGCCACCGTCGATGCGGTAGCGGAACTTCGCCTGCACGGCGTAGGCTTCGCCGCCCTGGAACGGCACGATGCCCAGCATGATCTCCTCGGGGATGCGCAGCTGGCCGCTCGCGCCGGCCTTGCCGTCGATCACCTCGTTGTAGGTGAGCTCGTTGTTCCCGTCCGCCAGGCGGATCGCCTTGCTGAACTCGACCTTGGTCTTCGCCTTCAGCGTGGTGACGATCTCCAGCATCTGCGCGCCGGGCGGCGTGCGGATGTCGTCGACGTTCTCCTCGATGAACAGCGCGAACTCGGTCTGCGTCATCGCCTTGCCGGAGTAGGAGAGCCACCGCTTCCACTCGAGCGTCTGCGGACACTGGTACACGGCGCGGTGCTGGCACCAGGCGGGGACGGGGTCGAGCCCGTCCATGTCGTGGTAATCGAAAATGGCCGTGTAGCGTGCGTGCTCGAGGTCGACGATCGTCACGCTGTTGTAGACCCCGAAGCGCTTGAAGTACGCGATGAACGCCGCCGCGGTGTGCAGCGTGATGGTCTGCTCGATGCGCTCGGGCTCGGGGCGGTGCTGCGGCTTGGCGACCAGGTCGCAGCCTTGTGGCACCAGCAGGTACGGCGTGCCGTTGATGTCGAAGGGCTGGCCGGCCTCGCGGGCGAGCTCGGCGATGCGGCCGACGGTGTCGGCGGTGGTCGACAGTTCGGATTGCAGGTTCATGCGGATTTTTCCTCGATGGTTTTCAGGGTGGCGGGGCGGTCGTGCGGCACGACGCGGATGTCGAGCTCGGCCTGGCGCGGATCCTCGCGCATCAGGTTGCCGTCGGGCGTGCCGTACATGATCGTGGCGCCGCGCTTCATGCTCGGCAGCTTGTGCACGGCCTTGTCCTCGATGCGGTAGGTGCCGTCGCCGTCGGGCAGGATCTTCAGCGTGAGCGTCAGCGTGGCCGCGCTGCCGGTCTCCCGGGTGCGGTTCACGCATTCGTTCAGCATCTCGCTGAGCTCGGCTTGCGTGGCGCCGTGGCGCAGCTGGCCGACGACGAACTGGAACAGGTCTTCTCTCACGGGCATAACAGGCTCCTTTCAGGGCGTGGCGTCGGCGGGTTGATCCTCGCCGAGGATGCGGTGGATGGTGTCAAGGTGCGCACGGGCGACGTTGTCCGCGCGCGGTGACGGGCGGCGTTCGGGCTCCTGGTAGCGCCGGCGGATGCGCTCGGCATTCACGCGGGCCCGCGCTTCCAGCGTCGCCAGATCGGCGGGGGCGAACATCTCGTGCTGTTGCGGCATGGTCGTCTCCTCGGCAGTCGGTCGGATCGGTCGGATCGGTCTGCAGGGTCCACGGGCCGGGCTCGGCGATGGCGCACCAGATCTCGTCGCTGGCGACCCCGAGCCAGAGCAGGTGCTTGATGTCGGCGTCGGTCATGTCAGCCCACCCGCCGCGAATCGCCCGTGACCGGCAGCTCGCCCTTGCCGCGGCACTTGGGGCAGAACGTCGCGCTGTCGCCGCCGCTGCCGGGCGTGAAGCCGGTGCGCGCGCAGTCCGGGCAGTCGATCCAGTAGCGCACGCCCTCGCCGTGGCAGGCGGGGCAGCGAATGTCATGGGCCGGGTCGATCGCGCAGTTGCCGGTGCCGTCGCAGCCTCGGCAGGGACGCTGCGTGGCGCGCGTGCCGTCGCTGATGCCGTATACCGATGCCGGGCCCAGCTGCTCGTAGCGCTGGCGCAGCAGGTCTTGCAGCTCGGCGTGGGCGGTGGCGGCGGGGTCGCGCAGCAGCAGCTCCAGCCGCGCCAGCGCATTCCACGCGGCGTGCGCGGCGTGCGTCAGCTCAGAATCACGGTCGCGCAGTTCTCCGCCCAGATCTGCCAGCAGATGACGCAGCAGCGCGTCCGTGTAGCGCGCTGGACCATCCGGCACGGACAGCCAGCCGCCAACGGTGTATTTGGTGGCGCCGTGCTCGGCCACATCCAGCACAGCCTGCAGCGCGCGGTTGAAGTCGCGCAGCAGCAGGGAGGGGCGCTTCTTTCCTGCGTCCAGTTTGGCGCCCGGAACGTTTGGGTGCAGGCCGTTCGGGTCCGCCTCGGCCTTCATGCGCTCGGCCTCTGTGCGGCCAGCTTGCGCAGCTCCCTGACCACGATCTCGGTGTGCGCATCCAGGATGCAGCAGGCTTCGACATAGCCTGCTGCGCCATCGCCGCGCTTTGCCGCTTCTCCGGCGGTCTCCAGGGCATGCTGGAGCTGCGCGATGATCTCCTGCAGCGTCATCGTGTTCATGCCGCACCTCCCCGCCGCGCGCGGCTGTGCGCCTGGTAGCGCGCCACGGCCTCGCTGATGCTGCGGCCGTAGTAGGTGACCCCATCGGCGACGATGCGCCAGATGGGGCCGCTGCGGGTGGTGGTGCGAATGCAGCGCATGCTCAGTACTCCCATTCGATCTGGCGGTTTACCCACGCATCCAGCGCGTCCTCGCGCGACAGATACAGGCGCGACGTGGGCCCGTGGGGCTCGTGGAGGCGATAGCCGATCAGCTCGCCGCAAGCGTCGGTGACGGCGGTCAGGTCCAGGCTGAAGGGCCGGCCCGAGGCGATCTCGGCCTCGTACTCGAGGGCGCGGTTCGGGGCGTTCACGGCGCACCCCACAGCTCGGCCAGCGTGGGGCCGATGAGCAGCGCGCCGATCAGCACGCCGAAGAGCAGATCCGGCCAGTACGTTTCCTGGGCGGGCTCGCGCAGCGGGCCGTCGGGCAGGCCGGCGTCGGACTGGCTGCGGTGGGCTACTGGCCAGTGGCCGGGGTTGGTCCAGGTGGGGTGAGTGGTCGGCAGCATGGCCTGTCTCCCGGGGGTTTTGAGGGTCGCAGGGGAGAGTTTAGGCAATGCCTACGCTCTTAGCAATAGGCAATGCCTACATATTTCGCGCAGCGCAATATGCCAAAGCAGCCACATGGGGCATGCGTGGTCAAAAAAAGAAAATGAGGTTCAGCGGGTTGAAGCGCGGTCAGCTTGATGCAATTAACGGAATCCGTTAGTCTTTGCGCCCATGGAAAAGCGCCGCGCTCACTACGACTTGGAGGCAGTTAAGGCAGCAGTTGCCGAGCGCGGGCTCGATGCGTTCACCGCCACGGCGTTGCGGGGTATCGGTGAAATGGGGTTGAGCGGTGTTCAGGGCGTTGCGGTGTTGCTGGGTTTGCAACGGGCCATGCTCTACAAGTCGATGACCACAAATGCGGATCACCGAGTGTGGCAAGACGTGTATCACGCGCCGTGCCCCAACGGCAAAACGGCCTACATCAAGGTGACGTTGCGAGATGGCGCCGTAGTGATCCAGTTCAAGGAGTTGTGAAATGAGCAAGCGCAAACGGTATTGCCTGCAGTGTGATGACGGAACGGTGCTCGTGCATGGCGCCCGCGATATGACCGCGGCGGTCGACGGGGTGGCGGTCGTGGTGGAGCAGGTGCGTGGATGGCACTGCCCGGTGTGCGGCGAGTGTGAATTCGACGACGGGGAAGGGAAGCGTTACAGCGCTGCGCTTGACGCGGCACGCGCCCGCGCTGACCTTGAGCGCATCGAGGAGATCCGTACCATCCGCAAGCGGCTGCATTTGACGCAGGCGGAGGCGGCCGAGCTGTTCGGCGGCGGTGTCAACGCTTTCTCGGAGTACGAGCGCGGCAAGACGCGGCCGCACAAGGCAACCATGGTGCTGTTGCGATTGCTCGGGGAACGGCCGGAGCTTCTGGAAAATGTTCGGCGCACGCAGGTCGGGGCATCGGTCGCGGGCAAGCGTGCGCGCCGTTCAGCGGCGTGAGCGGCGTGCGCTCATTCAACCTGCTCGTCGCGTGCCGAGCGCAACCGGTTGCTCACTTGTGGTCCCACCATGCGCCAATACGAGAGAAGATGTACATCATCGCCCCGATCAGCGTGATGATGATCCCGAATACTTTTGTGGCACTGCCAGGCTCTCCCACGTTTATCATGATAACGCCGGTCAATAGGGCCAGGATGCCAACCACTAGCTGCGCCTTGTAGCGCTTGCCGGTCTGCTCGATCGTCTGAACCGGCGCAGGGGCGGCGATCGGCGCGCCACACCGCAGGCACGCCGCGGCTTGATCGGAGACCTGTTTACCGCAGTCGGGGCAGTTGATGAGGGCCATTTTGCATCACCTCCTGTGCGTAATCGTTGCGCTGAGATGTCCGCAGTTACTGCAGCGCAAGTAGTTAGAACTTTCGGGCCGTCACCTGTTTAATCGTGCACTTCCCGCTTGCCCTTACCGGAGAATTGGTTTCCCGTTTTGTGGCGTCGTTAATGATTGTCATCTGAAAATCGTGGATGACTGACAGGTCGATTCGACTGATTCGATACTGTCGTGTCACGAAGACGCCGGTGCCGGCGATGTGTTCGTCGTTTTTGTAGATGACTTCATCCGCAGAAAAAAATCCCGTAGCGTTGAATCCAGTACCGCCTGAATTCATGTGCGTAACTTGGCCGTTGTTCTCGTCAAGCTTCACCTCGAACGATATGGAGCCTTTAGCCCCTGCAAGCGCGCAGTCTAGGTACACGGGCTCAGCGAGTGAGTTGGGGGATGCGACCAACAGCAATGTCATTGATTCAGCAAATAATATGCTTGCGGTGCCGCGTGAAGTCATGCGGCATGATCCGATCATCGCGATACTCCATTCATGACGTCGAATTCACCTTTCACCACTACGCCGCATATATGGAGTTCGCGAGGATCATCGACTTTCACCGGGTCAAATTTCGGATTGAGCGGCAGCAGGTATACGGCGCCATCGTCGTAGCTCAGGCGCTTGAACATGGCGTCGCCGGCGAGGCCGATCTTCGCGATCACATAGCTGCCGTGGACGGGGTGGCAGTCCGGATCCACGATCACGATGACGCCATCAGGAAAGCTCGGGAATCCGGTGGGGTTCGTCATGCTGTCGCCGCGCACGCGCAAGGCAAAGGCGCGGCTGCCGACGCGCGCGGTCGTCTCGATCCAGTCATCGGCTACGCCTGGCGGGAACGGGTCGCTTGCTTCACACCACTCTCCAGCGCTGACTTGGGAGATCAACGGCACCTTGCCGCGTACAGGCGGCCCAGGCTCGACGTTGCTGTCTCTCGACCCTGATTCATCGTTCGGCGGCGATCCCGCTGGCAACTGGGCTGGCCATTCGGTCAGCCCCCAGTGTTCCGGCCCTGCCACGTCCGAGAAATATCGCCAAAGCTCTGGCAGCTTGTCCTTCGAGATCGCCCCGGTCTTGATCCAGCCGTGAACGGACGGGGCCTTCACCCCGAAATGCCGCGCCACATCGGCGATCGATTGAATTGCCCCGGACTCGATCTTGCGTTCGATCGCGGTCTCAATCGCGCGGCCTAGTTCATGTTTGTTAAGCATTGCCTAAGATTCGCCCGATTGTGGCATGTAGGCAATGCCTATTGACGACTCGCTAGGCAATGCCTACAGTGCGCGGCATGGACTCCAATATCTCGCCCATTGACCGCGCCGTCGCACAGCTTGGCAGCCAGCAGAAGCTGGCGGACGCGCTTGGAATTCGGTCGCCATCCATTTCGGAATGGCGAACTCGGAACCGAGTGCCCGCAGAGCGTTGTGTCGCTGTCGAGAAGGCTACTGGCGGTGCCGTAACCCGCTACGAGCTGCGCCCCGATGTTTTTGGTGCCGCGCTTGGACAGGCAATCCCGGAATCGGAAGGGGGGGCGGCGTAGCGTGAGCCTCGACCACCACGACATTCCCCAGCTGATCGACGGGGGGGCGGCGTCCTTCGGAGTGGCGTCGCCTGACGTGGTCCCAGACCGCGAACAGCGCCCATCGGTTCGGGTCTTCGAGGTCGGACCGGAGGCGGTCAGGGAATATTTGGCTGGCCCCGCCCCAGTTACTGGACGCGTTGCAGCGTTATGGAGGCGAACGGCCACGGCAGCCAGACAAGCACGCCGGAGGGTGTTTCGATGCCTATCCCTTGTTCTTCGGCGAGCTTCGTGATGAAACCTCGAACATCCGACCCGTGCAGCGCTACGGAAAGCATTATGCCGTCGCACGAATCGGATTCGTTTGTCGGGTCGCCGGCGCCTTTCGGCAACGGCTGGCTGCGAATCGTGAGATTCACGCGAGGGAATTGCTCGGCGCGTTCGAGCATCTGGCCAATATTCAATATTCGGTTTGTCGTCATGGTCTGCTCCTTGTTGGTCTTCGGTCGGTGGTACGTCCGAGGATACCAGCAGGGTGCGGGCCGCCCAGCCATGGAGGCCGCATAGGGTGAGTCTCGACCTCCACGACTTGCGCACGAAGATTACCGCGCAGGCCCACGCTTGGCTCGACGCGCAGCACCGCGTGAGCGGGGAGGAAATCAGCGCGATCGTGCGGGGCATCGTGGAGCTCCACGTCGAGAAGCAGATCGAGGTCGCGAGAGTAGCGGACGCCCTCATGCGCCGCGAGGGATTACCGGGGATCATCGGGGAGAAGCAGGTATGAGCGTGATCGTCTATGGCCCGCAGGGATGTGGGAAGTCTGCAAATGCTGAGGTGATTTGCCAGCACTTCAGTGTTCATCACCTGATCGACGGGTGGGCTCCCGGCACCGAACTACCACCGGACACGCTGGCGCTGACCAGCGTGCCCGACGTGCCGAACGCGCTCGATTACTTCGAGGTCATGCGCCAGGTGAAGGTGGCGAGATCTTGAGCTTGGCCAGCAGCTGGAGCTTCGCGAGGTACGCACTCATGTGCGCTGCGCTGCTCGTTGGCACGCAGCCATCGTCGTACAGGTAGATTTCATCGATGCCGGGGTTTCCATCATGAGAGAGCTTTCGGGCAAGAGCTGCGGTGACCCCCTTCAGCGAAGCCGCGACGGGGAATTGGGTGTAATCCACGTAGGCCGTCGTGCAAAACCCGATGGGCTTGTATTCACGGTTGACCACGACATACCGCCCATCGGGCTGCTTGCGCAGGCAATAGGGCAGGAACACGGACCGGAAGTCGTTGAGAGGCATGCTGTGGCTCCTTTTCGTTGGTGTTTGGTCACTCCGCAGTATGGCATGCAGGCAGCGCTGAGGCGGCGGCTGCCCGCCCGGAAGATTCCCCGCCCCCCCGGCAGGATCAGGCGCGCGTTCGTCAGCGTTGCAGGCGTTGCGTTGCGAGCAACGAAACAGGAAGGCATAGAGCCGGAGTGCGGGTCCTCCCCCACCCTGCCCACTACGGGTGCGAAACGGCGCGGCTTGGCGCTAGAGTTCAGGGGTAGGGCATAGGCAACATGGAGACAGGAATCAGGTTCGAGCTCACCGGCGTCAAGTCACTGCAGCAGCAGCTGGACCGGCTGAAGGGCAACGAGGTCAAGAAGGCCCTGTACATGGCGCTGAACAAGGTCGGCGCCAAGGCGCAGACAGCCGCCGACCGCGCCATCCGTGAGCGCTTCAACATCTCGCGAGAGCAGGTCCGGGGCTCTTTCGTCTTCATCCGGGCGCACAGCGTCACCAATGCCGTCGAGGTCGAGCTGCGAATTTTCGGCAGCACCAAGCGGCTGGGGCGATCACTCAACATGATCCACTTCGTCGAGCGCAGCGTGACGCTGGCCGAGCAGCGCAAACGCGTGAAGAAGGGGACACATAAGGCGCTGCGCTTCAAGATCCTGCGCCGCGGCGGCGGGCTGAAGACCACCGATGGCGCCTTCATCGGCAACAAGGGGCGCACCGTGTTCAAGCGCACGGGCGCGGCTCGTCTGCCGATCGAGCCCGTCCAGGTGATCGGCGTCAGCCAGATGTTCAACACCCGCGTGGTCGCCGACCGCGTGCGCCCCAAGATCCTGCGGGAGCTCGATATCGAAGTGCGCCGCGCGGTTGACCTGATGATCAGCCGCCGATGATCAACTACGACGACGTCCTCGCGCAGCTGCGCGACGCGGGCCTTCTGGTGCAACACCTCGAGCCCGACGGCAAGATGCACCGCTGCCGCGTCGATGGCATGGACCGCGAGAACCGCGGCTGGTACTGCCTGCACGAGTGGCGCGGCAACGACGGCAACCTGTACTGCGTCGGCAGCTACGGTGTGTGGCTCGGCAACGACAACGGCGCCACCAAGGTCACGCTCAAGGGCGTGGAGATCAGCGCCGCCGAAAAGGCCGCGATGCGCGTGCGCCTGGCGGAGGACCGCAAGCGCGCCAGCGCCGATCGCGCCCGCGAGGCCGAAGCCGCCGCGCGCCGCGCCGAAGCTGCCTGGCGCAAGGCGCTGACCTCGCCGCCGGCCGACGGCGCCGTCGATTACCTCGAGCGCAAGGACGTCCAGTCCTACGGCCTGCGCTACACCAGCTCCGGCGCTCTGGTGGTGCCGATGCAGGACGCGCGCGGCACGATCCACGGCCTGCAGTTCATTCTCCCCTCCAATCACCCGCGCCGGCGCAAGACCGGGCGCGACAAGGAGTACTGGCCGGCCGGCCTGCAGAAGCAGGGTCACTGGTTCCAGATCGGCGCGGTGCCGCACGGCGGTATCTGCCTGGTCGCCGAGGGCTACGCCACGGCGGCCACGCTGCATGCCGCCACCGGGCTGCCGGTCGCGGTCGCGTTCGACGCGGGCAACCTGCGCCACGTTGCCGCCGCCGTGAAAAAGGCGCGCAGCACCAGCAAGATCCTGGTGTGCGCCGATGACGACTACCTCCAGAAGTGCCGCGAGTGCCGCCAGCCCACGCTGGTAGCCGCGCCCGAGTGCCAGCACTGCGGCAAGCCGCACGGTTGCGAGAACGCCGGCGTGCGGGATGCCGCCACGGCGGCGTTGCAGGTCGGCGGTGCCAGTGTTGCGCCGGTGTTCCCGGTTGACCGGGCGGGGCGCAAGCTCACCGACTTCAACGACCTGCAGCACGCCGAGGCGGGCGGCCTCCACCTGGTGCGTGAGCAGATAATCGCCACGCTCGATGTGCTCGGGTGGCGTGTGCCTGCATCTGCGCGCGGGGATCACTACCACGAGGGGGGCGGGGAAAGCGGCCGGATGGTCGCGCGTCTCTCGATCGAAGATGCGGTGGGGCGCTACTGGGGCACATACGGCTTCGGCGGCGAAGTGCTGTTCGATGAGCGCGAGCGGCGCCTCGTGCACAAAAAAGACGTCATGAACCTGTTGCCCCGCCACGGCTGGGACACGCTCAAGGATCATCCCGCCTGGCGGGTGGCGCTGGACACCGAGGTCGGGTTCGACCCCACGGAAAAAGACGGCACCATCCGCTGCAACCTCTTCGGCGGCTGGCCGATGACGCCGGTGCCGGGCAAGTGCAGCGCGCTGCTGTCGCTGCTCGAATACTTGTGCTCGAACGAAGACAACCGCGAGCCCGTGTATCAGTGGATCCTGCGCTGGCTCGCCTATCCGCTGCAGCACCCCGGCGCGAAGATGCACAGCGCCATCGTCGTGCACGGCCCCCAGGGCACCGGAAAGAGCCGCTTCTTCGAGGCATACGGCAAGATTTTCGGGCGCTACTTCCGCGTCGTCGGGCAAGAGGCGCTCGAAGACAAGTTCAATGCGGACTGGGCCGAGGCCAAGCTCTTCATCGTCGGTGACGAGGTGCTCGCCCGCGCCGAGCTGTACCACATCAAGAACCGGCTCAAATCTTTCATCACCGGCGAAACCGTGCGGGTCAACCCGAAGAACGTCGCGGCGCACAACGAAAAGAACCAGATGAACCTGGTATTCCTGTCCAACGAACGCCAGCCGCTCGCACTGGAGAACGACGACCGGCGCCACCTGGTCATCTGGGTGCCGCCCAAGCTCGGCGACGCGTTCTTCGGCGAGGTCGACACCGAAATCGCCAACGGCGGCATCGCGGCGCTGTACCACTACCTGCTCGAGCTGGACCTGGGCGACTTCAAGCCCTGGACGCGCCCGCCCATGACCAGCGCGAAGGAGGACCTGATCACGCTCGGGCTTTCCAACGAAGAGCGCTTCGTGCGCGAGTGGCGCGCGTGCGAGATCGAGGGGCCCGATGGCGACCCGCTGCCGTTCTGCCCCTGCCTCGGCTCGCACCTGTACCAGGCGTACTCGGCGTGGTGCGAGCGCCACGGCGAGCGCAAGCGCAAGGCGCAGGACCTGGTGGGGTATATCAAGAAGCTGCCCGGGTGGCAGGCCGGCGGCGTGCAGAAGACGCTCCCGGACCTGCGCGAGGCCAGCGCCGGGCGCTACGTCTCGCGCAAGCTGGTGGTCCCGTCCGATACCGCGATGCACGAGAGCGTGTCGCACCTGCCCGACGTCCAGCGCGCCCTGCTGCAGGAAAGCGGCGAGCCGCGCATCCGCTGGATGACCCGCTGTTTTTTCGCCTTCGAAAAAGCACTCGGAAACCCGCCGTGATTACCACGCATGAACGCCGCTACCACGCATGGCTACCACGCATGATTCCACGCATCCAACCCGCGCCGCAGGCGGATTCCACGCATGACCACGCATGAAACCCCTCGTATGCGTGCGCGCGACACACTCGAGATCCGTTCGCCGAAAAAATGCGTGTTCTCGCGTATACGTTCATGCGTGGTCAGAGTGGTAAGCGTGGAAGGGGTTGCGAATCAGGCACTTGCGAAAAATCCATGCGTGGTAGTCATGCGTGGAAGCCCGGCTTCATGCGTGGAAGCCGCCGCGACGGCGGGAATTTCGCCATGACCCCCGTCACCCGGTCCGACATCCGGCCTGCCCCGGCTTCCGCCGTGGCCGCGCGCCAGCCTGGCGTTGTTGCCCGGCTACAGGGCGAGCACGATCACGCGCGCACCCAGCGCCAGCAGCACGAATCCGAGCAGGTCGAACACGATGCCTGCCGTCAGCAGCCGGCGCGTATGGCTCGTGATCTTGAGGTTGTCCGGGATGCTCACGCGTGTCTGCAGCGGGTGATTGATCCACTCGCCGGTGCCGATGCACAGCCCGCCGAGGGCAAGCAGCTGCACGGCCGCGTTGGGCACGCCGTGCATCGGGAAGAGCAGCGCGAGGACGAGTATCGAGAACGATGCAGCGATCAACATTTTGTACCAGTGCTCCAGTGTGAGTTTCTGCAGGTCCAGTTTCATGGGAGCTTCGTCGGTGGGGGTGGGTTGTCGCCTGGTAACGACGAGTCTATCAGCCGCCGGGGCTCCCGCCCTCTGCTTGACCGCGCCACGAAGGGTGCCTATCCTGCCGGCAAGGAGTGTCGAAGCTCCGGAGTCAGCGGCCACCGCACCCGACAGATTTGCGGTTTTTTTGTGCCCGGCGTTATGGCCGGGAGGGCGACGGCGATACAAGACCTCGCAAGGGGGAAACCCGTCCGCCGGCTGACTCCGGCTTCGAACCTCCCGGCCTCCTCGGGCGGTTGTGTCGAAGCGACTCCCGAGGCTTTCAAACCTCAGTCAGGAGTCGCCGCCATGACGCAATCCGTCCGTATTCCGTCCACATCCACCGTTTCGCTGGGGCAGGCCCGCATCAACGCGGGGCTCGCCCTCGATGCCGCCGGCATGGGCGTCGAGGGGCTCGAAATCATCCACGGGCTGCTGCGGGCCGCCCGCACCCTCGATGACCCGCGCCACCTGGCCAGCATCGTTCGCGCCGGCGCGGTCATCGCCGAGCTCTACCTGGGCCCGCTCCACGGCCTGCATGACGAAGCGCAGCAACTTGCCGACGCGCTGGCCGACGGGGGTGCGGCATGAACGCCCTGGTCGAGCTGCACCACGCCGAGCCGATGACCACCTCGCTGATCGTGGCGGAAGGTGTCGAGATGGGGCACAAGTCGGTCATCCAGTTGCTTCGCCACCACGTCGAACACCTGGAAGACTTCGGCCCAGTCGCATTTGAAATGCGGAAGGGCGCCCCATTGCCGCAGGGTGGACGGGGCGCATCCACCGAATTCGCCTGGCTGAACGAAGGCCAGTCGCTGTTCCTGCTCACCCTGATGCGCAACTCCCCCGTGGTGGTCGAGTTCAAGAAGGCCCTGATCCGGGCCTTCCTCGAACTGCGCGCCCGGGCGCAGGCCGCCGCCGTGCCCTCGCGCGAGGAACCGCTCACGCTCTCGCACCGGGCCGATGTGATGGTCGCTGCCGACCGCACCTTCCGCGCCGCGTGGCGCACGGGGCGCGCGGCGGGGCTGCCCACGGCGCGCGCCATCCGCACCGCCAACCGCATCGCCCTGGAGAAGACCGGCGTCAACCTGCTGGCCGAGCTCGACGCAGATGACATCGCCCTCGACCCGGCGCCGGAGGCCGTGGCGCCGGACCCGTGGGGCGTCGAGGCCTTCGTGCTCGCCTGGGTGGCCGGCGAGCTGCCCGTGCCGGTCACGCCCTGCCGCAGCAGCGATCTCTACCGCGCCTACGTCCGCTGGTGTGCCGCCACCGCGCGCGCGCCGGCCACCATTCGCCAGTTCGTGCCCGCCTGGCCGCCCGCGCCACGGCTGCAGCGCGTCATCGGGGCACGGCTGCCGGGTGCGCACGGCTGCGAGTCGGCCCGCATCGTGGTGCCGCCCGGCGCGCGCGCCGCCGTGCAGGACGGCGCCTGGGGCGCCTACCTCGCCGTTGCCGTCGCCCGCTTCGCGGCGGCGTTGGCACAGTGGGAAGCAGAGGTCAGCGCGCAGTGACCCGCGTCAGCCAGGCCGAATTCGCCCGCCTCTGCGGCGTCAACCGCAGCACCGTGTCGCGCTGGCTCAAGTCCGGGCGCATCGACGCCGACGCGCAGGGGCGGATAGACCCCGTCGCCGCGCAGCGCCTGCGCCTCGCCACGGAAAGCCCGCTGCCGCATCACCAGGCGCGCAAGGCGCAGTTTGACGAGGCGCGCGCAGGTGGCGACACGGAGGAGGGCGGCGAAGCCGCGCCAGCGGGCGCTGAGGAGGCCGCCGAGCCGTCCTCGCTGGAAGGGCTTGGCCACCAGCTCAAGCGCGCCACGGTCGAGCTGCAGCGCAACAAGGCGGAGCTCGCCGCGATGGAGATCGACAAGGCGGCCGGCGCGCTGGTGGCCCGCGAGGACATCGACTTCGTGCTGGCGGACTTCGGCGGCACGCTGCGCGGCCTCATGGAGGGCCTGCCCGATCGCCTGGCCGGCGAGATCGCCGCGCACCGCGGCGACGTCAACGCCATCCACAAATCGCTGGAAGACGCCGCCCGCGAGATCCTGCTGGCGATCAGCGCGCAGATGGAGCGGCGGATCGAGGAGCTGGCGGCATGAGCATGCCGCGCCGCTCCACCACCGCGCTGCCCGCCGGGCGGCGCGAGCTGTACCAGGGCCTGGTGCGGGCCTGCCGCCCGCGCCCCCTGACCACGGTGTCCAGCTGGGCCGACGCGCACCGCGTGCTGTCCAGCAAGGGCAGCGGCGAGCCCGGCCCGTGGCGCACCTCGCGCACGCCGTACCTGCGCGAGATCATGGACCAGCTCTCGGCCAGTTCGCCGGTGCAGCGCATCGTGATGATGTTCGCCGCGCAGATCGGCAAGACGGAGGTCGGCCTCAACTGGCTCGGCTACATCGTGCACCACTCGCCGGCGCCCGCGCTGGTGGTGCTCCCGACGCTGGAGGTGCGCAAGCGCTGGGTCAAGCAGCGCCTCGACCCTCTGCTCGGGGAAACGCCGGCCCTACGCGCCATCTTCGGCGGCAAGCGCACGCGCGATGCCGCGAACGCGGAAGACATGAAGGATTTTCCGGGCGGGCTCATGGTGCTCTCCGGCGCCAACAGCCCGGCCAGCCTCGCCAGCATGCCGATCCGCTTCGCGCTGCTCGACGAGGTCGACCGCTTTCCGTGGGAGGCCGGCGCCGAGGGCGACCCATTGGGGTTGATCGACGAAAGGACGAAGACGTTCCCCCGCCGCAAGGTGCTGCTGGTCTCCACGCCCACCACCAAGGGGCTGAGCCGCATCGAGGGCGAATACGAGAAGTCCGACCAACGCCAGTACCACGTGCCGTGCCCGCACTGCAACGAGTTCCAGGTGCTGCGCTGGCGCCACGATGACGGCACCTACGGCCTGGCGCACAGCGCCGCCACCGGCGGCACGCGCTATGCCTGCCGCGCCTGCGGCACGCTGATCGAAGAGCACCACAAGCCCGCCATGCTCGAGCGCGGCGTCTGGATCCCGCGCTACCCCGAGCGCGCCGTGCGTGGCTACCACCTCTCGGGGCTGTACTCGCCGCTCGGCCTGGGCTTCACGTGGTCCGAGCTCTGGCAGAAATGGCAGGACAGCCACGGTGACACCGCCAACCTCAAGCGCTTCATCAACACGACGTTAGCCGAGGTCTGGGAGGAGAAGGGCGACAGCATTGCCGACGTGGCGCTGATCGCTCGCCTGGAGCACTACCCCGAGCGCCTGCCGCTGCGCTTGATCACGGCGTTCACCGACGTGCAGAAAGACCGCCTCGAAACCACGCTTGTCGGCTGGGGCGCCGGCGAGGAAGCATGGGTGCTGGAGCACATGATCCACCCCGGCGACACCGCCGCGCAGGACGTGTGGGACGATCTGGCCGAGTACCTGCACGACAAGCGCCCGGCCGCGGCCGGCATCGACGCCGGCTACAACACCAGCATGGTCTACGCCTTCTGCGAGAAGAAGCGCTGGGCGTTCCCCACGAAAGGTGTTTCCGGCATGGGTCGCCCGCTGATCGAGGACGAACGCCGCCGCCGCCAGCGCCTGCGCACGCGGCGCAAGAAGGGCGCGGCCGTCGAGCCGCTGGGCGTGGACCAGGGCAAGGCGCTGGTGTACTCGCGCCTCAAGCTCACCGTTCCCGGGCCGGGTTTCGTGCACTTTCCGCAGCAGGCGGATTTCGACGACGAGTATTTCGCGCAGTTGGCCGGCGAAAAACTCGTCACCAAGGTGCGCGGCACCCGCCCGGTGCAGGAATGGGTGCAGACCCGCCCCCGCAACGAGGCGCTCGACTGCCTGGTGGGCAACTTCGCGCTGCTGCGCCTGCACCTGAACGGGCGCGACCTCGACGCGCTGCCGCTGCTCGATCGCGCCGCCGGCGTCGCCACGGCGCCCGCGCCCGCCCCCGAAGCCACGCCCGCGCCGCCCAAGCGCCATCACCCGGGAGAGTGGAGCTTTGAGCGAAGAGCATGATGCCGTGGTGGCGTTTCGCTACCACCTGGTGCGGCGCCTGCGCGAGCGCCTGAAGGTGTCCGAGGCCGAGGCCGCGCAGGTGGCCGACGACGTCTCGCTCATGTTCGCCACCATGCGCGGGGGCTTTGTCATCACCCGGCGCGAGGCCTCCCGCTACCGCGACGCCGCCGTGCTTCGCGACTTCAACGGCCGCAACCACGCCGAGGTGATGCGCCGCTACGAGATCAGCCAGACCACCCTGTATCGCATCATCGGAAATTCCCGCAACACCCCGAAAACGGAAGCGCCGCCCGGATAACATCCGGGCCCATGGCTTTCACCTCCGCCGACATTGACGCCATCGACCGCGCCATCGCCTCCGGCGAGCTGATCGTGCGCATGGGCGATCGCCAGGTGCAATACCGCACGCTCGATGAACTGCTGGCCGCGCGCGACCGCATCAGCGCCGTGATCGCCGCGCAGTCCAGCACCTCGCGGGCCTACCCGCGCTACCAACAGGCGAGCTTCGCCGATGAGTGACCGCAACGTGCTGGATCGTCTCGTCGCCTGGTACTCGCCCGTGCGTGCCCTGCGCCGCCAGCAGGCGCGCCGCCTGCTGGCCTACTACGAGGCCGGCCGCCCCGACACCCTGCGCAAGCAGCGCCGCGAAACCGGCACCGGCAACGATGCCGTGCTGCGCGCCGGCGCCAGCATCCGCCAGCAGGCGCGGCACATGGAGCAGAACTACGATCTCGCCCTCGGGGTGCTCAACACCCTGGTGGCCAACGTGGTGGGGCCCGGCGGCATCGGCATCGAGCCCCAGCCGCGCAAGGCCGATGGCACCATCCATGACGATCTGTCGCGCGAGATTCTCGACCTGTTCAAGGACTGGTCGCGCAGCCCCGAGGTGACGCGCCAGCACGACTGGCCCAGCGCGCAGCGCATGCTCTGCCGCGCGTGGATGCGCGACGGCGAGGTGTTCAGCCAGCTGCTGCTGGGCGCCGTGCCGTTGCTGAGCCACAACACCCGCGTGCCGCTGTCGCTGGAAATGCTCGAAGCGGATTTCGTTCCCCTGGACATGCAGTCAACCCGCCCGCTGATCGAGCAGGGCGTGGAGCTCAACGGCTGGGGCGCCCCGGTGGCCTACCACGTCTACAAGCAGAACCCGCTGTCGGCATCGTCTCTGGTCGCGCTCGGCCAGACCAAGCGCATCGATGCGCGCAACATGCTGCATCTCGCGCACCGCAACCGCATCCGCCAGCTGCGCGGCGTGAGCATCTTCGCGAGCGTCATGCACCGCTTCGACGACCTCAAGGACTACGAGGAATCCGAGCGCATCGCCGCCAAGATCGCCGCCAGCATGGCTGCGTTCATCCGCAAGGGCAGCCCGGACCAGTACGAAGAGGCCGCCGACGGCTCGCCGCGCCAGCTCGCCATGCGCCCGGGCATGATCTTCGACGACCTCAAGCCCGGCGAAGAAATCGGCACCATCGACACCAGCCGTCCGAACCCCAACCTCGAGGCGTACCGCTCGAGTCAGCTCAAGGCCATCGCCGCCGGGTGCGGACCCACGTACAGCGCCATCGCCCGCACCTATGACGGCACCTACAGCGCGCAGCGCCAGGAGCTGGTCGAGGGCTGGAACATCTACGGCGTGCTCGCCAGCGAATTCATCGGGCGTATCGTGCGCCCGGTGTACGAGGCGTTCATTGCCATGGCCGTAGCCGGCGGCGAGCTGAAGCTTCCCGCCGGCGTGCGCCCCGACACCCTCACGGACGCCGAATACCTCGCCCCGCAGATGCCCTGGATCGACCCGGTCAAGGAAGTCACCGGCTGGGGCATGCTGGAAGACCGCGCCTACGCCAGCGGTCCCGAGATCGTGCGCCGCCGCGGCGGCAACCCGCTGGACGTCATCGAGCAGCAGGCCCGCTGGCTGCGCGCCAAGGAAGCGGCCGGCGTGCCGCCGGCCAATGCCGCCGCGCCCGCGTCCGCGCTGCCCGCGCCGGATCCGGACGAAGAGCCCGCCAAGCCCGCGCGCCGGGGTGCCGCGTGATTGCCCGTTGCCGTTTCGCCGTGCCCGCGCGCCGCCGCGGCGCGCGTTTCCGTGTTCTCCTCGGGTGTGCTACCCGCCTTGCCCGCCGCGTGCCGGCCTTTTATTCGAGGCTGTCATGACGCTGGGCGAGAAACAGCGCGCACTGCTGCCGATGCTCGCGCAGCTCATCCGGTTCGCCTACGAGCGCGGCTACGAGCTCACGCTGGGCGATGCCTACCGCGACCCGCGCGTGCACGGCATCCACGGCGAGACGCGCAGCTACTCCGCGCCCTACAGCAACCACAAGATCCGCCTGGCCATCGACCTCAACCTGTTCTGCGACGGCGTGTACCTCACCCGCACCGAGGACTATCGGGAGCTCGGTGAGTTCTGGGAGAGCATTGGCGGCTCCTGGGGCGGACGTTTCAAGGACGGCAACCACTTTTCGCTGGAACACGAGGGTCGGCGCTGATCGACCCGCAACGCAATGCCGGCGGCGGCGGGTTCGGTTGGTCCCGAAACTCACCCCGCCAGTGCCCGGAACGCGAGGCCGGGCCCGCCGGCACCCTGACCCCTCGCACCTGGAGCACGACACGATGGGCACCGCGCAGTGGCGCAAAGCGCGCCGCACGTTCTGGAAGTGGCACATCTTCGCGCGGCACAGCGGCGCCACCCGCGCCGGCGCCGTGGAGACGGCCAAGCTGCAGGACGCCACCTACGAGGGCGACGTCCTGCAGTGCAGCACCGACGGCGGCTTGACCTGGCACGACGCCCCCGACGTGCGCGTGCTGGCCGTGATCGACGAGACCCGCGCCGCCACCGGCGAGGTGTGGGGCGACGAGTGACCGAGCCGCTCGAGCTGCCGCTCACCGGCCTGAACGGCCCGCGGCGCAACTGGCGCAAGCTCGGCAACGAGTACCGTCGCCTGCGCCACGAAATGCGCCCGCACTGGCGCCGCTACCGCGCCCGCCCGTGGGACATGCACGCCCTGGTGAACCTGCCCGTCGAGGCCTGCGAGATCAGCCCCTACTGGGTCGGGCACGCCATCGTGTTCGCCCTGGCGGGCGCGTTCGCCGTGACGGCCCTCGCCGCGTGGTGGTGGTGGCCCTGGTGAACGCCGACGAGCTGGTCGAGCTGGTGCGCCGCGACGTGGAGCAATACGCGCCGCGCCCCTCGCGCGTGCGCCTGGACCCGATCCCCGACGGGTCGCTTGCGCTGCGCGGCTATCAGGATCCGGGCGACCCGAGCACCCCGCTCGACGACGAGCGCCGCGACTACGACGTGGTGGGCGTGGTGACCATTTCCGGCGAGGTTGCCGACGTGCAGCTGACGAAGGGCGAGATCCCCGCCGCCGCCTGGCCCGACTTCGACGACGAGCTCTACGCGCGCGGCGTGCGCGTGGCCCGCTGGACCCGACACCGCAAGAACGGCACGAACAAGCCGGTCGAGCGCCGCATTACCCCAAGCAAGGAGCGCCCCGCATGGACCCCGTAACCGCAACCGCCGCGATCAAGCTCGGCGGCGAGATCGTCGAAGGGCTCGGCGACTTCATCCGCCGCCGCTTTCCCGACAAAAACGAACAGGAAAAGGTGCGCGCCGAGATCGCGAACATCGCAGAGAAAACGGCGCAATCCTCGCTCGACAGCTTCCGGCAATTCGTCGTGGCCTACGAGGGCTCGGGCGACAACGTCCACCCCGTCCTGCAATTCCTGCGCGGCAGCGTGCGGCCCGTGCTCACCTACTTCCTGGCCGGCGCCTACCTATGGGTGTTCTTCTACCCCGGCACGTTTGACCGGGGCATGGTCGAGGGCCTGTTCCAGTTGAACCTGATCAGCCTGGGTTTCTGGTTCGGCGAGCGCGCCGTGAGCCAGGTCGCGCAGGCCATCGGCGGCATGGTCGCAGCCCGCCGCGTGGGCACCGCGCCGCGCGCGGCCAAGGATGTCGGCGAATGACGGAGCAGCTCATCCTGATCGTGATCACCGCGATCGTCACCAGCGCCGGCTCGGCCATGGCCACGGTCGTGGGCCTGCGCGTGCACATCGATTACATCCGCAACACGCTCAAGGACCACGCCGACGTGCACAGGGAGCATCGCGACGAGTTCAAGCGCGTGCATCGCCGCATCGACGAGGTGCACGACAAGCTGATCGACAAGGAATGCCGGCTCCCCGCCGGCGGGGTCCACCACCTATGAACGCGGTGCTCGCCAACGTCCTCGCGGTCATCTTCTGCGCCGCCGGCATGGGGCTGTGCCTGTTCGCGCTCATCGTCGCCCGCGCGGAGCTCGAGCAGCGCCGCGCATCTGCAACCCGGGGCAAGCACCGTAACCGGCGCGGGCGCCCGCGCGCCGCGCCACAGGGGCGCGACACGAACACCGCAACGGAGCATGACAAATGACCATCGCAACCGATTTCGAGATCCAGAACGACAAGGACATCCGCTACATCGGCGCCGCACACG